TACGAGGCCGCCGGCAAGATCCACGAGCACACCGTCTTCATCCCCAGGGAGCTGTAGGTGCTCATATCGTCCGAACTGAAGATCCTGTACGCGGCTGTTGGCTGCACAGGCGACACGGCCATCACGGAGGTCCTTCGCCCGTGGCTGACGCCCAGCGTGCCCGAGGACCAGATCCTGGCACCTGGGCTCCCGGGGTGGGAGCGGCAGTGGCATGCCCTTGGTTCCCCGTACAGTTTCTACGACGAGCACCGCAAGCAGTATGAGAACAAGATCGAGGAGGGCTACGCGATCTTCACGACGGTCAGGGATCCATGGGAGCGGGCGGCGTACGTCTGGTCCAAGCCCAAGTGGATCCACCTGGACCCAGAAGACTTTCTCACCCGCGTGTCCGCCACGGGCATCGCTTCCCAGCTGCTGCGGCCGGCGTACTCGATCTGCGGGCCGGACCCGTGGTGCGTGTTGCCCTTCGAGACGTTGCCGGACAGCTGGGCGGCGTTCTGCACGTCCATGGACATGCCCGTGTTGGAACTCGCGGGCTTGGACAACCTCAAGGTCAGCACCGATGCCATGGAGCAGATGTTCTCGGCACCCGCGTGCAACGACTGGGTCTTGAACCACTTCGCCAGTGACATCAGCATGTTCGGCTACACGCCGCCGGATGTCGACAGGACACTGTTCACGATCCTTGACGACGAGGACGAAGCGGACAGCTGATGGTCGTCCTTCATCCCGGCACGGGCGAACCTCTAGTCTATTATCCACCAGAGAAAGGGCTGTTCCATCTGGAGCCGCCCTTGCTGTCGCCGGAGCTGGATGACGCTGGTGTCCACCCTATTCTTCGGGGTGGGATGTGGCCTAGCCAGCGGACGTGGTGGGAGCTTCCCAGCTTTGTTCGTTTGTTCGTAGGTGGTTACGGAAGCGGGAAGACCTTACAGCTTGATAAGCGCATGTTGACGTTGGCCATGATCAATGGCTCCGATATGCGTCCACACAAACGAACGGGTGGTGAGTGGTACAAAGACTACCGGGCGATCGTGCAGCCGGTGCCCGTGGCGATCGTGAGCCCGACGTTCCCAATGGCCAGGGACACGGTGCTCCTGACCATGGAGGGAATTCTCGACTCCCTGGAGCAGTGGGCGAACTACTGGCGCATGCGGCCTGATGTAGAAGACCGTTGGGTTGGGTACAGGGTCAAGAAGACCGCCCCGTACCAGATCGATGTCTACTACAAGCGTGGATCCCATCGCCCGCGTTGCGGCAGGATCTTGATCTACTCGGGCGAGAACCCGGACAAGCTCAAGGGGCCCAACCTCGCCGCGGCCGGCATCGACGAGCCCTTCATCCAGGATCTGGCCGTCTTCGAGCAGATGATCGCTCGTTGTCGGCACCCACGGGCCCGCCAGCGCGAGGTGAACCTCACCGGGTGTGTTGTGCCCGAGACGTTGGTCCTCACGGACAAGGGGATCGTGACGATCGACTCCTTGGATCCAGGGACCAAGCCCAAGACATTCAGCAACATCTACGTGCCGGTCTACGGGCACGGTGGGTTCCACAAGGCAACCAAGTTCTACAACAATGGTGTCGATGACGCCGTGCGGCTGACGCTGGCAAAGGGCTTCCAGCTGACCTGCACCCCCGACCATCCGGTCATGGTCATGGGGCCGGACTTGGAGCCCGTGTACAAGCGCGTTGGGAGCCGAACGGGCAAGTACGCACACCTGGAACAACTTGATCCCGCCGTGGATGCAGTTGCTGTTGCCCGTGGAGCCGACGTGTGGGCGGGCAACGACCCAGAAGAACTGACGCTCGACGACGCCTACGCTTGCGGGATCTACACGGCTGAGGGCTCGATGACCGGTAACCGGGTGACGATCACCTGCGGGGATCGGACGGTCCTCGACCACTTTCGGGACAAGGGGTTCTTCGGGGTCCGGTTCCTCGGACACCGTTCCCGTGATGACCAAATCCGCAAGGCCGACAAAGGCATGGCTGCTGCCATGCAGCGGGCCGACTTGTCGTTGACGAAGTCGCCGATGCGGCGACTGCCCCAGTGGGTGATGGGCGGGGGCTCCAGGGACATGGCCCTTGAATTCCTGGGTGGGCTGTACGACGGAGACGGGCACGTCTGTTTGGACGGGCGCACTGGCATCGGGTACACGACGACAAGTCCCGTGATGGCGCGGCAGCTTCATGTGCTTTTGGGGCACCTGGGCGTGTGCGCTGACATCATCGAGACCGTCACAGAGCCAACGAAGCGTGTGAAGGTTTCTAGCCGGCGCTGGCAGATCATCGCCAACGGACAGAACGCCAAGTTGCTGGCGAGCCTGTTGCCGCTGCGCATCAAGCGCAAGGCCGAGGCGTTGGCTCTGTACGACCGCGACTATCGAGACAGTGACTGCCTGCCGAATGTGGGCAAGGCGATCTTGGCGCTGTGGGACAGCAAGCAGAAACAACGGTGGCACAGCGCCGAGGAAGACGTGGATGGCTACCGCATCTGCGAATCCATTCGGCAGGCCGGAACTGGTGTTGTCAGCTACAGCTATGTGTCCAAGTTCTGCCAACTCTGGCGGGCTAACGAGCCGACCATCCCGAAGGAGATCCTCAAGCTGGAGGACTTGGTTGCATCCCACTACTTCTGGGCCCCCGTCAGGAGCCTGGAGGTTGGTCTGCGTGAAGACACGGTCGACTTCGTGATTCCTGACACCCACACCTTCATCACGGGACAGCTGCTCGGGCTAAACACGCCCGAGCAGCTGTGTACAAGCCCCCTCGCAAGAGGGGGCTAAGAAATGAACTGGGGCTATGATCTGGCCGAGGGCGAGCTTGCAAAGAAGTACGACGTGGGCATCGTCCAGGCCTCGACCCTGGAGAACAAAGCCCTTCCGCAGGACTACGTGGAGCGCCTGCTGTCGGCCTACGACCCGAAGGTCGCCCAGGCGTACGTCCATGGGTTGTTCATCAACCTCTCGAAGGGCTTGGTCTACTACGGCTTCGATCGGACCGAGAGCGTCCTCGACCTGCCCATGCCAGCGGGGGCAATCTTGGGGGTGGGGATGGACTTCAATGTGAACCCCATGGCTGCTACGGTGTTTTGGGCCGTCCCAGACGGGGAGGACCAGCACATCCACTATTTCGATGAGATCGAACTTCCTAACAGCGATACCCAGGCCATGTGCCTCTTGCTCAACGAGACGTACAGCTCTCCAGGCATCATCCGTCCAGTGGCCTCCACGTCGCCCACGGACATTGTCCACACCTACCGGCCGTTGAAGTACTGCTTCCCTGACAGCAATGCAGGCCGCCAGACCAACGCCCCGGGCGGCAAGACGGACTACGACTACATCGAAGATGCCGGCTTCACGATCAGGAAGCGGGCCCGCGGCAACCCGAACCGGCGTGATCGTTTCAACACGGTCAACGGCCGGCTGCGCACGTACAAGGGTCGCATCCGGCAGACGATCTCGCCTCGTTGTCATCGCCTCATCAAGTACCAGATGCTCTACAGCCACGAGCTGATGAATCGAGAGGAGCAGAAGTCGATGAGCCACCTGCTCGATGCCCGTGATTACCCGATCGTAGAACTCTTCCCGGCGGATCGTGAGACCCTCCGGTTCAAGTCCATCAAGGGTTTCTAACAATGGCCTTCCACCCGGCAGCCAAGCATCCGCTCTACGAGAAGTGGATCTCCCGTTGGGAGCGCCAACGCCACGTCATCGAGGGAGAGGACCGGATCAAGCAGCACGACGTCGACACGATCTACCTGCCACGGCTGACCGGGCAGGGAACTCAGCTCGACGAGTTCTACGGATCAACGGACGTCCTCACCTCCTACGAGGCCTACAAGAACCGGGCGTGCTTCATGAACGCGACGGGTCGCACGCGAGAGGGCCTCGTCGGGGCCATCATGCGCAAGGATCCAGACGTGCGAACGGGCGGTCAGGATGCGGCCTACGAAGTCGTGGGCATCGGACTGGAGAGCTGGACGGAGATCATCAACGAGACCCTGGACGAAGTGATCGGGGTCGGGCGTTTCGGCCATCTCGTGGACATGCCGAAGACCGGCAAGGGCCGGCCCTACGTTGCGATGTACATCGCAGAGGCGATCACCAACTGGAAGCTGGGGTTCATCGAAGAGGGGCCGGAAGAGGATGGGCGCAAGCGTGTGCTGCGCGTTCATCTTGCCGAGGCTTCAGGCAAGTACACGAAGACCGGCAGGGAACTGGAGCAGTACCGGATCCTGCACCTCGGCGCTCCTGAGCCTGTCACCCAGGATGAGTTCGACCGGGTCGAGGAAGTCGGTATAGGTGGCTGGCTGCTGGAGATGGGTGCAACTCCCGAGGACTTCGATGACGGCCCGATCTACTTCCAAGAGCTGTGGCTGGAAGTCGACAGTGCGGGCGTCGGCAAAGTAGCTGGGGAAGCGGACTTCGAGCGCATCGATCTGTCCGTTCCCAAGCAGCTTGGTGGCAAGATCTGGAGAGAGATCCCTTTCGTCTTCTTCAACCCGACGACGAACAAGGCCAAGCCCGACAAGCCCATGTTGCTCGACCTCGCGGTCGTCAACCTGAGCCACTACCGCAACAGCGCCGACCTGGAGCACGGACTGCACTTCACGGCGCTGCCTCAGCCGTGGCTGTCTGGCTTCAAGTTCGACGGCCACATCTGGATCGGCTCGGGTGTGGCCTGGGTCTCCGACATGCCGGACGCCAAGGCCGGTATGCTGGAGTTCACTGGGGCTGGCCTCGGAGCCATCGAGTCCCGCATGGCCAAGAAGGAGAAGCAGATGGCCGCCCTCGGGGCCCGGCTGCTGGAGGAGCAGCCAAAGGCCGGCGAGGCCGAGGCCACGGAGACCGTCAAGCTGCGGCAGTCGGGAGAAGGCAGTGCCACGGCGCGTGTGTCGACCGTTGTCAGCAAGGGCCTCACCCAGGTCCAGCGGTTCCTCGCGATGTTCCTCGGGTCCAAGACAACGGACCTCGGTACGGACCTGAACACCGACTTTGGCATCACGGGCATTCCACCGGAGCTGCTCACGGCCTTGATGCAGCAGGTCCAGAGCGGGCTCATGAGCTGGGACACCTACGTGTACAACGTGCGCAAGGGCGAGCTGTACCCGGACGGCTGGACGAACGAGAACGAGGCGACGGCGATCACGGGTGGTACCCCGGGTCAAACTCTCGACGCCTTGATGCAGCCACTGCCTGAGGCCGCGGCTCCGCCAGATGTCTGACAAGCTGAACACAGCTGACAAGCTGGCCCTGGAGCTGACGGACCTGTTCATCGACCTGAACGGATTCACGGCGGCGACTCGTCGCCGTGTGGCGTCCATGCTCCGGGTGTTGGAGGGCGACCTCATCGCGAAGCTGGCCGTCCTGGAGCTGGAGGCCCCGGAGTCCATCAGGCGGAAGCGCATCGAGCGGCTGATACGGGACGTGCAGAACACGATCGATCGCCGCTACGTGACCGCTGAGGCCCGCATGAAGGCGGGCATGCGGGAGATCGCAGTCCTGGCGAACGATGGTGGGCTGCGGGCCATTGCCGCGGCGCTCACGATCGACATAGCCAGTGCGTCACTGACCCGGCCCGACCTCAAAGCCCTGGCCGACGTGAATGTCGTCCTTGGTGAGCCGGCCAAGGACTGGTGGGCGGGACAAGCTCAAGCCACCCGGCGGCGGTTCGCCCGGCAGATGCGTATCGGGATCATGTCTGGGGAATCGAACGACCAGCTCATCAGCCGTGTCCGGGGCAAGCCCACGGGGCGCACGATTGCGATCGAGCAGGCCGGCGGGAAGTTCCGCCGGATCCGGGAGTTCCAGGGAGGGTTCCTGGACGTGAGCCGGCGCGAGGCTGATGCCTTGGTGCGCACGTCGGCGCAGTCAGTTTCTAATGCTGCCCTGATGGAGAACTACCAAGCCAACGGGGACGTCATCAAGGGCGTCGAGGCCATCACGACCCTGGATGAGAAGACGTCCTTGATCTGCATCGCCAGGACGGGGGCCGCGTGGTACCTCAACGGTGACCCCATCCCGGAGTCCACGACCGACGAGCCCTTCCCAGGTCCGCCGCCTTGGCATTTCCGCTGCCGTTCACTGCTCAGTCCCATCACGTACTCCTGGGACGAGCTGATCGACAAAGCCGGTGGCCAGAAGCTCAAGACCATCAGGACCGTGCCCGATAGTGAGCGGGCCTCGATGGATGGTTTGATTGGCACAGGCTCGGTCAGATCTTTCGATGATTGGCTTCGCATCAAGGGCGATGCCTTCGCCAGGAAGAGGCTTGGCCCTGGGCGGTTTGATCTTTGGAAGAGCGGGCGGCTGACCCTGTCCCAGCTCATTGATTCCGCAGGAAATCCGCTGCCTCTTTCGGCATTGCGGGCCTTGTAGTCGTAAACAATCTTCTGTATATCTAGTACCCAGACGGGGAGAACCCATGCAGCTCAAGCGAAAGTACTCGAAGAAGGAGGACGTCCCCGAGGGGATGGAAGCCGCCTACGTGGAACAGGAGGACGGCTCCTGGGACTTCGATGGAGACTTCGGGAGCGACCCGCGGGTCGACGAGTTCCGCGAGACCAACAAGCAGCTCCACAAGGAGAACCAGACGCTGAAGTCTGAACTCGGCCAGATCCGGAAGCAGCTCGGTGAGTACAGCGAGATCCCGGCCGACTTTCTCATGCAGTACAAGAACAACCTCGCGAAGGTCGAGGAGGAGAAGATCCGCAAGCTCCTGGAGCAGGGGAACTTCGATGCCGCCCTGGAGGCCAAGTACGGTGCTGACCGCAAGACCCTGAAGGGTGAGCTGGAGCAGACCCTGGCCAAGAACCAGGAGCTGCTCTCGATCAACGAGCGGGTCACCCGGCAGTACGCGGGGTACAAGGCCAAGACGGCGCTCAAGAAGAAGATCGGCGAGTCGGGGCTGCGGTTGCGTCCTGGCGCAGACGACGATCTGGAGAACCGTCTCGATGCGGACTGGACCGTCGACAAGGAGGGCAACCTGACGCTCAAGCGGAAGGATCTGCTGGGTGATGCGGGCGGCCCGATGAACGAGGAGGAGTACGTCGGCTACTTGCTGGCGAAGAAGCGGTACTTCTTCGAGGAGGCCAAGGGCGGCGGCGGCCAGGGCAAGGACGATGAAGCCGCTGACACAGGCCGAAAGGTCATCGCCCGTGACCCCGAGTCGTTCGGCAACAACTTGGAGGACATCGCTGCCGGTACGGTGGATGTCCAGAAGAGGGTGTAAACAACAACTTTCCCGAGGAGGAAAATCATGGGTGCCAAGGTGGTTCTCACCAAGAAGGATCTCAAGACGCTCGTCCGCGAGTACAAGCAGGGCACAACGCTCCGTGAGCTGGCCCACCGCTGGGACTACAGTCTGGCGGTCGTGCGTCGGCTGCTCGTCGAGGGCGGTGCGGACATCCGCAAGCCCGGGCAGGTCGCCAAGTAGGTCCACCCGGTCCCAACCGGAGCAAGCCCCCGTTGACTCCTCGCGGTGTCGGCGGGGGCTTGTTTTCTTGGAGAGGATGATGGCGAAGTCACAGTTCTTCATCATCGACGCCCACGGGATGATCTACCGGGCGATCCATCGCCCTGGCAAGAAGCTCAGGGCTCCGTCGGGGGAGCCTGTCCGGGGGGTCTACACGTTCACGAACATGCTGTTGAAGCTCGTCAGTGTTCGGAAGCCCGACTACCTCGTCTTGGCCACAGATGCCCCGCGGGCGACCACCTTCAGGAGGAGGCTGTACGACAAGTACAAGTCCAATCGGCCCGAGGGCACGGACAAGACGTTGTTCAAACAAGTCGATCGGTGCCGAGAAGTCGCCGAGGCCCTGGGCATCAAGACCCTCATGGTCCCGGGGTTTGAAGCTGATGACGTGATCGCCTCCTTCGTCGACACCTGTGCCAGCGATGAAGTCGAGTGTGTCGTCGTGAGCAGCGACAAGGACCTCAACCAGCTCATCGGGCCCAACTGCCGGCAGTACGACGACATGAAGAGCCTGTGGTTGGACGCCCAGGTTGCGGCCAAGAAGTGGGGTGTTCCCCCAGATAAGATCGTCGAGGTCATGATGCTGATGGGGGACGCCACGGACGGTGTTCCTGGTGTCCACGGCATCGGAGAGATCGCGGCCAAGAAAGCCATCCAGAGGTTCGGCACCGTGGATGCGTTGGTCGAGGCGGTGCGTCGAGGGGCCGCACCGCTGAACAAGCGGCAGCGCGAGAACTTGTTGGCCGCCGACTTGAAGCTCTGCCGGCAACTCGTTGAACTGAGACGCGATGTTCCGCTGGACGTCCATCCTTCGGAGTTGGAGTTCAACGGCCCGGACATGGCCCAGGCGGAGCCGCTGTTTCGCGAGCTGGGTTTCTGGTCTCTCTTGGAGAAGGTCGCATGAAGCGTTTCTTGATCGTCACCGCCATGGCCATGCTGATGGTGATGGCCTGCCCAGGCTGCTCGATGTTCCAGCCGAAGGACTTCAAGGTCACGGAGCAGTGGGTCCGTGCCGACCGGGCGACCTTCGACCTGATCGCTCCGACGTTGATCTTGCTGGCGGATGCCGATGTCAGCAACGACCCCGACCTGACCGGCGTGAACGGGCTGGCCATGCTCCAGCTGATCGACGCTTGGGAAGTCCGGCTCCAGGCCGCCGAGAACTCGTTGATCTCCCAGTGACGTCCGACGCCACGGCAGATGCCGTCGAAGGGGTGCTGTGGTTTGTGGTGCTCGTCGTAGCCGTGATCTTCGTGGTTGCGGTTGTGCAGCGCGTCCCGGAGACATGCACGAGGCACGACTACCGCTGCACGCTGTGTGACAAAGAACTTCCATCCGCTGTTCCCATCAAGGAGCGATTCTGATGTCCGATACAGAGAATCCAACACCAGCCACAACGCCGTCACCGACGACTGCCGACATCATCACCCGGTTGGTCGAGGAGTCTTCGGGGGAGCTGCGTGCGACGCTTGCTGCCCTCGGTGCGGCCGGTGAGCCTGTGTACGAGCAAGCGAAGCAGCTGGCGATCCTCACGATCCAGGTCCACACGGCCAAGCTGAACGGCGAGAACACGGACGTTGCCGAGAAGTCGTTGAAGGCCATCATGCTGAACCTGAAGTCGGCCAGCGGCATCGTCGTCGCAACGGAGGCGATCAACTTCGCCCAGGCCATGCTGGCCAAGCTGTCCAAAGCAACGCTCGACATTCTGACGGCCCTTCTATGATCTGGACGGTTCTCGCTCCTGGGCCCTCTCTGGCTGAGGCCGACCTCTCCAGGATCAACGGGCCGACCGTCGGGCTCAACTTGGCCGTGCTGTCTCCCCACCGGCTCGATTTCTGGGCGTGCCAAGATCCGCCACAGAAGTTCGAAACCGTGTGGGGAACAATGTCCAAGGACCAGCGGATCCAGGCTCCCGTGGTTTGGTGCATGGACCGGAATACGAAGGCCTGGAACGATCTGGGCTTTCGGGTGTGGCCACACCCGGACGCCGAGCCAGAGTTCAGGAGCTGGGCGGGCCTGCCCGTTGCCAACAAGAGCTGCAACATGCTCGGGCTGACGATCCTGGCCTCGATCTCCAGGTGCATCGCCCATGGGGCCACCCAGGTGAACGTCTACGGCTGTGACATGACCGGAACCGGGTACGCCTACGGGGCGGACCGCCGGAATCGGACCCTGGGCTCCTGGAACTCTCGATGGGTCGCTGAGGTGGGCACCTTCGACAATGCCGTCGCCGAGTGGGCCCAGCGGGGAGTCACGGTGACGAGGATCCCGGCATGAGCAGGGTCGAGGAGCTGGAAGCAGCCATCCGGGCCTGGGCACGGGCCCACTATCGGCTCAGTCGGCCTGGGGCTCACAACGAGGGCGGGCCCCTCACGCCCATGGCTGCGGCCGTGGAGGCCGAGGACGCGCTGTGCCGCGTTCTGCTGGCCGGGGAGGCCCAGGGGGTTCCTGCTCCCTGGCTGGTCGCCGCGGTTGCCCACAGGGCCGGAGAGCCCCTCCTGCGGGCTGACCAGCATGCCCTGGGCCTGCAGGCGTCCAGGAAGCGCCGGGCCGTGGCTCCGACCCCGGAGCCGGCCAGGAGAAAGCGCCGGACGGTCGGGAAGAAAAACTTGTTCGATGGGGCTTGCTAAGCGCCTCGCGGACCTCTGCAATAGAAAGTCGATAGGGCGATCGTCCGGGTTGGCCGGACCGATCGGGCCGGTGTTGTCAGCCGCAGTTCGGGCCTCAGACACCGTTCGCCAGCTCCGAGAGCTGGGTCCACCTCGCGGAGAGGCACCAGAGCATCCCGCTCTGCGGCCTCCGCTGCCGGCGGGTGAACCCAGTTTGGAGCCACTTTCACATGGCGAACGACATCACCAATGTGATGGACAAGCTGCTGGCTCGGGGTCTCCTGGCCCTGCGCGAACAGGCCGTGATGGCCCTGCTTGTCAACCGTCAGTACGAGTCGTCCCCGGGCAGTCAGAACGACACCATCAACGTGCCGACCCCGCCCACCGTTTCGGTGACCGCGGTCGCCCCGAGTTCCTGGAAGAACGCGGCTGAGCCCGAGGACGTTGCTCCTGGCAACGTGGCCATCACGCTCAACCAGTGGAACGAGTCGGTCTTCTACCTCACGGACAAGGAGCAGACCGAGATCGCCGGTCGCGCCGGGTATCTCCCGATGCTCGCGTCTTCGGCCATCAAGGGTCTGGCGAACGACGTCGACGGCTTCCTGCTCTCCCTGTTCCGCAAGTTCTACGGCGTCTACGGCACGGTCGGCACCATCCCGTTCAGCACCAGCATCGCGGATGCCACCCAGGTCCGTAAGGTCCTGAACAACCAGCTCTGCCCCATGGGTGACCGCCGGCTCGTCATGAACGCCGATGCGGAAGCCGAGGCCCTGGAGCTGCGTGCGTTCCACGATGCCAGCTTCGGTGTCGGGGGTGCGGCCATCCTCGAAGGCCAGATCACTCGTCGGCTCGGTTTCGACTGGTTCATGGACCAGAACGTCACCACGCACACGGCGGGTACCGGCTCGGGCTTCTCGGTCAACGGCATCCACGCTGTCGGGGTCAAGACGATCGCCGTGCAGTCGGGTTCGGGCACGATCCTCGAAGGCGACATCGTCACCTTCGATAGTCACACCCAGACCTACGTGGCCACGGCCGATCTCTCGGGCAGCACGCTGACCATCGAGCCCGGTCTCGTGTCGGCGCTTGCCGACGACGAGGCGATGACGGCTCCCGGCGACACGGGTGGCATCACCTCCCACGTCATGAACGGCGCGTTCCATCGCGACTCCATCGCCCTGGTGACCAAGCCGCTGGCTGGCTCGGCTCACCCGAACGCGCTGGTCCAGTCCGCCGTCGATCCCATCTCGGGCATCGCGCTGCGGCTGGAGTTCGTCCGTGAGAACAAGCGGGACCGCTTCAGCTACGACATCCTGTACGGTGCGGAGGTCATCCGGCGCGAGCTGGGTTGCCGCCTCATCGCCTGATCTGGGGTAGGGGAAATCGCGTAACACCAAGGACCGTCCATCCTTGTTCTCCTGGGGAGGGATCGAACTCCGTCGAGCGCCGGTTCGGTCCCTCCCTTTTCCCTTTTCAGGGAGCTGTCTCCATGTCCAAGAAGAGTGTCAAGACGACAGCAGCAAGCCTTGTGGCCGCCCTGGCCATCATCCTTTCGGCGTTGTCCGAAGCTCTGAAGGACGGCTGGTCGGCTCAGGACGTGACCATGATCGTGGGTGCCGTTGGAATCGCGATCGGGGGCTTCTTCTCCCGCGATGACGACGTCACCTCTGAGGGCACCAAGGCCCCGCGATGACGAAACTCCTCGTTGTTCCTCCTCGGGTGCAACGTTCGGTGGGAGCGGCGGTCTTCTGCGGGTCCGCCGTTCCCACCATTTCGACAAGGAGGGTAGAACACTTGAGCAGTGTCCGGCCAAAAGTTCATGTCCAGCCTGATGGTGGGGACGAGGGACCCCACAAGACGATCCAGTTCAAGGTGGACCTGCTGTTCAAGGTCTTGATCTTGGGAGGCTTGGGACTGGCTGGTAAATTGTCTTGGTCAGCATGGGAAGGGTCTCAAGCCCAGCTCCAGTACCAGCAGCAGCAGATCATTGTGCAGCAGCAGCAGTTGAACAAACTCACGATGATTGTCGAAGTCTTCGAGCTACGCTTCGATCGAAACGAAAAAAGCATCGAGCACCAGCATCAGCAGCTCGATGAGGTCTACCGCAATGCACTCATCAGCGGCCGGAAAGAAGACCGCTGAATTTTCCGAGGAGGAACTCATGACAACGCAGGCAGATCGTGACCAGATCATCCGTGAGCTGATGGCTCAGCAGGCCGACATCCAGGCCAAGCTCAGCTCGCTGGGCATCGTCCCGGCACCCAGCGAGGACCGCAGCAAGCCCGCTCTGGATGGTGGGCCGCGCTCGGACGCCCATCGATACCTGAAGACCACAGTCTTCCCGCTCATCTCGGTGTTCCGTCCTGACGCCAACGGGAACATGGTCCCGGTCAAGATCCGCAAGGAGAAGTTCGACCCGGCGACCATGAAGATGGCCAACGAGGAAGAGCAGCCCAAGCGGCAGCGGCGCACCGTCGAGAAGAAGGCAACCCCCGAGGTCACTGACCTGACCCGGGAAGAGCTTCTCGTGCTCCCGGTCAGCCAGCTTCGGGCGCAGCCCGAGGTCAAGCACATCGATGGTGAGCTGCCGGACAAGAAGGTCGATCTCGTCGACGAGATCATGGCTGTTCGTGAGGGCAGCAATCTGTAGGAAGCCAAGTCGGCGGCTGACTGTCGACACCAACCCTCCTAAAAAACGGGAGTTCACAAATGAGCGAATCAATTGTCCACAGTCGGGATCGCTACAACCAGGGCAGCTACAACCAGGACGGTGAGCGTGTCATGGTGTCAGGCACGTCCATCATCACGGGTGCTTCCCTGTTGAGCATCGACACGAGCCTCGCCTTGATCGAGGAGGTGCTCGTTTCCGTGAAGGGTGCAGCGCAAGCCGGTGGTGACTGTGCCTACGTCACGTACGATCACGGCGCAGACGGGCTGCTGGATCTTTACATCTGGGATGATGTCGGTGATGCTGCAACGACCGACACCACGGTTTCCTGGGTGGCTTGGGGAACCAAGTAGCCGATGGCTGCTGCGGCTCACGCCTTCCGCTGGACCTACGGGGACTCGTTCGACTTCACGTTGACGTGGAGTCCGGGCGGGTCCCCGCAGGACCTTACCGGGTACACCGTGGACATGAAGGTCCGCAACCGGGCGACCGAGGTTGAGCTGCTGCATCTGGACACCGACACGGGTGGTGGGCTTTCGATCCCGACCCCCGCCAACGGGCAGGTCGTGTGTGCCGCATCTCCTACGGTGATGTTGGGCGGGAAGCTCACCAACGAGAGCAAGATCCACGACTTCGATCTCCAGGTTCGAAGCAGTGACGGCTCGATCGTCAGGACGCTGATTGCTGGCGACTTCCAGGTCGAGAAGGAAGTGACGGACGTTGCCTGACGACATCATAGTAATCACCGTGGACGAGGTAGAAATTGTCGACAACGGAGGAGTTGCGTCTGCTCCGTTGTTCCTCGGCGAGGGCACCAGCGGGCTCGTTCCCGACCCGGCAGCCGGCGACGACGACCGTGTGCTGCGTGCGGACGGTACCTGGGGTGCCCAGACAGGGGGCGGCGGTGGCGGCGCTCCTACGGGCGCTCAGTACGTTGTGCTGGATACGGACGCTGGGCTCACCGGGGAGCGGGTGCTCACGGGCGAGTCCGGGGTCATCGACATCGCGGATGGTGGGGCTGGGGCGGCGGTGACGCTGAGCCTTGATGCCGGTGGCATCAAGACGAAGTACGAGTCCAACGCCGACACGAACGCCTTCACGGATGCCGAGCAGAGCAAGCTGGCTGGCATCCAGGCGTTGGCCACGGACGATCAGAGCGCAGCGGAGATCCTGGCTGCGCTGCTGACGGTGGACGGCAGCGGATCCACGCTGGACGCGGACACGCTCGACGGTGTGGACTCGACGGGCTTCGCCGCGGCTTCCCACGCCCACATCATCGGCGACGTCACGGGCCTCCAGACGGCCTTGGATGGCAAG